TAACACTTCATATCTGACCATCAAGAGTGGTCGCACGAAGGTTAAGTACTTCTTCTGTGATCCTGATCTAATTGTTTCTCCAAAAGGTAAAGCAGTTCAACTCTCAGATTATGAGTTTGAGTTTGAACTTACCTCTGATACCTTGGACTCTTTGATTCGGAGTGCAAGTGTTTATGGTCTTCCTGACCTTTGTTTAGAATCTGGTGGCGGGGAAGTTTGTTTGGTTACTAAGGATAAAGACAACGAAACATCTAATACTGTTTCTTATGTTGTTGGTGAATCCGAAGTTCCATTCTCCTTCAACTTTAAAGTTGAGAATATTAAAATTATTCCTGGCAACTACAAGGTTGAAGTTACTAAGAAAGCAGCACACTTTGTTTGCGGTGACTTAGAGTATTACATTGCTCTGGAACCTGATTCCAGTTATGGTTGATGAAGCACGTTCTTTTTACTTTGTATGATTGTGACCCTGATCTTTTGAATGACAGGATGTTTATTGAAGGACTTCTCTATGATGCTGCTGAAGCATCTGGAGCAACCTTTTTAAATACCATATCCCATCAGTTTGAACCTCAGGGGGTTACTGCAGTAACTCTACTTGCTGAAAGTCACATCAGCATTCACACTTGGCCAGAAGAAGGTAAAGCAGTGTGTGACATTTTTACATGTGGACAGGCAGATCCTATGCTAGGATTTGCATTGATGCGTTCCAAACTAAAGGCAATGTCATCAGTCCATCATCAGTATGATAGACCCTTCGCAATTAATTGAACTATGAGTCGTAATGAGTTTCTCTGGGTTGAGAAGTATCGCCCTAAGAAAATTGATGAATGTATCTTGCCAGAAGATACAAAGAAAACATTTAAAGAGTTCCTGAAGACAGGTCAGATTCCTAACCTGCTTCTTCATGGAACTGCTGGCATTGGTAAAACCACTGTCGCCCGAGCACTTTGCGAAGAACTCGGTGTCGATTATATTATTGTAAATGGATCAGATGAAGGAAGAGCAATTGACACGGTACGAAACAAGGTCAAAAATTTTGCATCGACCGTATCACTATCTAGTGACTCCAAACACAAAGTCGTTATTATTGACGAAGCTGACAACACGACCCACGACGTACAACTCGCTCTACGGGCAAACATTGAGACGTTTTATGGTAACTGTCGGTTTATTTTCACCTGTAACTACAAAAACAAAATCATCGAACCCCTGCACTCCAGATGTGCAGTCGTTGATTTCTCCATTCCAGGAAAACAAAAGAAACTTCTTGCTGGAACCTTCTTCGACCGTCTCAGGTCTATACTTGAGAAGGAAGGTGTACAATATGATACGAAAGTACTTCCTCAAATCATCCTGAAGTTCTTTCCTGATTGGCGTCGTACACTCAATGAATGTCAAAAGTATTCCGTTGGTGGAGTAATTGATAGTGGCATTCTTTCTAGTTTGTCTGACATCAAGTTTACTGAACTGACTCAGGCATTGAAGAACAAAGAGTTTACTGTTGTTAAGAAGTGGGTATCTTCTAATCTTGACAACGAACCCTCTCACATCTTTAGGTCAATCTACGATAACCTTTATACGTATCTTGAACCTAGAACTATTCCTCATGCGGTATTGATTATTGGCAAGTATCAATACCAATCTGCATTTGTTGCAGATCAGGAAATCAATCTTCTTGCTGCCCTTACTGAAATGATGGTGGAGTGTGAATTCAAATGAATCTTGATGTTAAAAAGTTGTTTAAGACATTTGACTATAGCGGTGCAGACGTATGGATGTCTCGGCATAGTTTTAAAAATGAATCATCAGAAGATAACTTTGATAATGGCAGAGCATTAGAAGAAATTATTCAGTGGGCATCACACCACCTTCTCTCCAGAGATCCTGGTAAAAAGGGATACGATCTTCTTGCTATTGATAATACTACCTTTGAATGTAAAAAGGTTAACTTGGAAGGTAAGAATCCAAAGTTTGTCATCAAGAATGCTCATCCCAATTCAAAGAAACCACCAAAAGTAGTTCTTGCTGACTACTATGTTTTGGGTGATTATAAACAAAGAAAAATTTTGGTAATTCCCAAAAGCAAAGTCAAAGTAGTTGCTACAGTAAAAAATTCACTAAAGTCAGATTACCATGGATATTTTAAATGGACTCATCAAGACATTGTTTGGATTGGTAATCCTAAAGTAAACGCTAATCGATCTTGGGCAAGTATGAAAGAACAGATGAGGGACTTGCTTTATCACAATGCTCATGATACAATTGAACCCACTAATCTTTTGCTATGAAACTCAAAACCCCTCTCCGCTATCCTGGTGGAAAGTCCAGGGCAATCAAATTTCTAAGTCAGAACCTTCCTGGTAAGTTCAACAAATACCATGAACCATTTCTTGGTGGTGGTTCTATGGCACTGTATGTTACTCAGACGTATCCTCGTACTGAGATCTGGGTAAACGATCTCTATCGCCCTCTCTACTGCTTCTGGAAAACCCTACAACGTGAGGGTGATCGACTCTCTAGTGATCTGAGAGCACTGAAGACCGAACTGGGTGAGAGTCCTCATGCTCATAGAGAAGCATTCAACAATGCTAAGTTAGCATTGAATTCCAACGATGATTACTCCGTTGGTTTTAATTTCTACATTGTCAATAAGTGTTCATTCAGTGGACTGTCTGAATCTTCTTCATTCAGTGAACAAGCATCTAGGCAGAACTTTACCTTTAGGGGAATTGATCGTCTTCCTGCTATTTCAGAACTAATTCAGTTTTGGAGTATTACGAATCTAGATTACACTGAACTTCTTTATGGTAATGATGCATTTGTATTTTTAGATCCTCCTTATGATATTAAGGATAATCTTTATGGTAAGAAAGGATCTATGCACAAAGGTTTTGACCATGAATGGTTTGCAGCACAATGCAGAACTTCTGAACAGAAGTGTATGATCACTTACAATTCTGATATCTATGTCAAGGAAAGATTCCCTGGATGGTATAACAAGGATTGGGATCTCACTTATACAATGAGATCTACTGGAACGTATACTCGTGACCAGAAAGAACGCAAAGAACTTCTTTTACTTAATTATGCAGTACGCCCACAGCTTGACGGATTATTTGAAGACGATCAACGAGACGAAGAATAATCTCATGGACGGTGATGATCCAGGATGGGAAAAAGATTATCCCTCCTGGGTTATTACTAAATGCATGTCCTCACATTATGACACGGTTATGATGGCAAATGAGATGAATATATTTCATCAGTTGCCGAATAAACTTCAATACGATTTCTATATAAATACGATCAGGAAGAAGAAGAGATTCTCTCCCTGGGAAAAGAAAGTTAAACTAGATGATCTTGAGTGTGTCAAAACGTATTATGATTATAGTACCGAGAAAGCACAGGCAGTTCTGAAGTTACTAAATAAAGAACAAATTGAATTTATTAAATCGAAATTAAACCGTGGAGGTAAAAAATAATGGCACAGGTTGCTGAGGTACAATGGTCACGTGAAAGCATGGTTGAGGTTAAACTTTCCCAACCTGATGACTTTCTGAAAGTTAGAGAAACTCTTTCAAGGATTGGAGTTGCATCACGCAAAGAAAAGAAACTCTACCAATCCTGTCACATCCTTCATAAGCAAGGTAAGTATTACATTGTTCACTTTAAGGAACTGTTTGCTCTTGATGGCAAGACAGCAAACCTGACTCAGAATGATGTCCAACGTCGCAATCGTATTACTCAACTCCTTTCGGATTGGGGACTGATTGAGATTGTAAATGCAGATGCAATTACTGACATTGCTCCTCTCAATCAAATCAAAGTCCTTGCCTACAAAGAAAAAGGCGAATGGGAACTTGAGTCCAAGTATAACATCGGTAAAAAGAAAACTGCTCCTGCAGTAGCATAGTATAAATAGAGGAGCCTGTCTCCTCTATTTTTATGCTTGGAAATAATTCCAAAGCAAAGGTAGAAGAGAAAGACGACCAGCATGAAGATAAAAGTGAAGTTCTTGGTAATTTGGTGAAAGTAGTTGTACTTATTTGGTCTGCTTCTCTCCTCACCTTTAGCTACGTTCGTTTACCTAACGGTCAAAAGATTCTTGACTTTGACCCTACCTTCATTGCCTCGGTCTTCTCTGGATCGTTAGCTGCCTTTGGACTGTCTCCCGCTAAGAGTGGCGGTGCTGCTCCTGCCAAACCAGTAGCAAAGAAAGAACCAGAGGTTGTTTCCGCTATCGAGCCTAAAGATGCAAAAACTAATTAATCTAATCGCACTCCTATCAGGTCTGGTATCCCTATCAGTCGTTGGTGGGGGTGCTTATCTGTATCTGAACAAAGATACCCTCGTAGAAGATGCTAGAGTAAAGGTAACCAAAGCAGTTACCGAAGCAGTCACCGAGGCACTCCCTGGTTTAGTAAAAGATGCTATGCCAGAGATGCCTAAAATGCCTACGCAAACTGGACCAGCGTTGCCATTCTAATGTATGAAAAAGACCGAATCGCCAACGGAAACACCAACTAAGAAAACATTGCCAATAAAGTCAATTGGATTGGCATTGCTTGGTGTTTTAGGTGTTGCTCATATTGGAGTACTCGGTCATTTGATGAATGCTACTCGACCGCAATATCCAGTAATTAATTTTCCCTCTGGCGACTACTCTTCCTACAAAGTAACTGCAACTAAGGATGGATATAGAATTGAATACAAAGCAAATGATCCTGCTATTCTAAATTCTGAGAGACAACTAAAGTTAGATCAGAAAAAAGGTGGATTATTTGGTGGTGGTATTGAAAGTCGTAGAGAATATCGATACGATCAATACACAATGGAGGGTGCTAGAAACTTAGGAGGTGGCATTGATGCCGAGGGAAAGTCCCCTGCAAAAAGCGAAGAGTGTATCAGGGCGGACGCTGGAGCACGATCTCAAGGTGCCCTAGCAGGGACTAGTATTGCTGCTGGTGCCCTTGTACCTGCAGTAATAAATATTCCATATGTAGGATGGTTGGCAGCAGGATGGATGACCCTACTTGGTCAACGAGTTGGATCTGACATTGGCAGTCAAGTGGGTAAAGTATTCAATGATTGTTAATTATGACGACAACACGCAGAAGAAAATCAAAAGATGCTGAAGGTAAGTTTTTCCTTTATGTGTTCTTCTTTCACCTTTGGAGTGGTTTTGTAGGATTATTTACAGATGGAGATTCGTGAAATCAAAATAACTGGAAATCCTATTCCAGATATTAATGTTTTTGATTCTAGTATTCCACAAGTATTTACTGGATATCCTGTACCAGTTACAGTTAACATAGGACTTCCTATTGTTGATATGCCTGGTTGTGTAGAAGCACATCCTGATGGTAGTCCACAACTAGCACAAGATGACTCAAGGGGTGCTAGGACTTATTGTGATGGAAATATACCATCATTCAATCCTATTAATTTTGAACCTAATCAAATTCTACCGACACAAAAACCAAAGGTAGATACAAAGCAACCTAAACCTCCCGAAGCACCTGATCTACCGATACCTAAAACTCCCGCTGCTACTGCTAAG